CTGCAGCATCGGCGGCAGAGCCAGCGGCAGCGTTTTGGCTGGCCAGCGCCTGAGTGGCTCGCGTTGTGGCAATGCCTGCCTGGGTCGTGGCGGTCTGGGCGTCTGCGCCCGTCTGCACGCGGTCGGCGGCAGTGGTCTCCCGGTCGGCACCGGTCTGGGTGCGGTCCAGTGCGGTCTGGGCGCGGTCGGCGCCGGTGGCCGTGCGGTCGGAGCCGGTTTGCACCCGGTCCACCCCGGTCTGCGCGGCGGCGGCTTCGGCCTGGGCTGCGCTGGCAGCGGCCTGACCCGCTCGCGTCGTGGCAATACCCGCCTGCGTGATGGCGGTGTCGGCAAAGCCGCCCGCTGCGCTGCTGGCCTGCTGCGCCAGCACTCGCTCGGCCGCGGCGCCCTGGGCACTCAGCAGCGAAGCGCCTGCACTGGCTGCAGCAGCTTGCTCAGACTCCACCGCATCGGCTGCGCTGGCCGTGGCAATGCTTGCCTGTGCCGTCACCAGCGCCAGAGCGCCCTGCGCAGCGGTCAGCGCTTGCTGTGCGGCGTCAATCGGCGGATACGGCTCCTGCACCAGGATCTCGTGCAGATTGCAGGCGTTGTTGGGCACCAGGGCCATCGCATCCAAGAAGCGCTTGCCGGTGTCCGGGTTCCAGGCCTGCACCCGGTAGCGCGAGCCAGCCACGCCCAGCGCGTTGGGCCACAGCTGCAGCACGGCGCGGCCTGCGGCGTCGGCGAACGTCTCGACAGTCTCAGGGACGACAAAGCCCTGGTACACCTCGGTGGCGTCCAGCGTGGCCTTGATGCGCGCGCCGGCCACCGCATTGCCGTTCTGATCGGCCGCAGTGAGGGTGACGGGTACGGTGGTGGTGCTCATGGCTCGGCCTTCTGGCGCTTACGACGCCATCGCGGAAGAGGCAGCCCCTCCTGCGAGAGCGCTCTTTGCGGTCGGACCAAAGCTCATAGTCCCCTTCAGCTCAACACCAAGGGCTGTTGCAAACAGTTGGTAATGGGCTTGAGCGCGCTGGGCGTTTCCTGCGTACTCGCTATCTTTCATGAAACAGCGCGCCAAAACGTAGTCCAGCAGCGCGTTGCCGTAGATGTCGGGCAGGCTGATGTTGCCCGTCACTGCCGTGTAGAGTGCCCCGTCGGCCGGCTCCATCACATCGGTCGGGTAGGCCGCATACACGATGTCGAGCTGAGCGGCCGTCGTGGCTGGCGGGTAGACGTAGAACGTCTTGGGGTCACGCGGGTCGTACATGAAGTGGAGGATGTCCACCGAGCCCGTGATGTTGTGCCAGCCTGGCGTCTGCGCATCCAGGATCTCGCGGTTGACCATGCGCACCGACTTCTTGGCGCTGGTGGCGGCTGCATTGCGGATGACCTCAATCAGCTTGGCGCCATTGGTTGGCAAGGACTGCTTCGTCCCAGCCGCGCAGGTCAGGGTGGCGTTTGTCACCATCGAGTCCGGGCGGTAGAGCACGACTTCGCGCTGGCCGTCATTGAGGTAGCGCACCAGCTCGCTGACGGGCCAGCGAATGGATGTGTTGTCTTGCAGCGTTTCAACGCAGCGGCGGATGACAGACTGGGCGGAAATCGGCATGTAGCACTCCTGGCAATGAGTGCAAGAATCCCGCCGAATTTTTCGGAGTCAACGCTAGAGGAAGCTCGGCACCTGCCGCGTGTCGCCGTTGGCCATTTGCCCGCGCGCCAGCCGTGCCGACTCGGTGCGAATCTCCGCACGGAACAGCGCTTCAAAGTCACCCGATGGGCCTGTGAATGGCTGGCTGGGTATCCGCATGATGGAGGCGATGGCGCCATTGGCGATGTGCTGGGCGTACTCTTCCAACTCCACTGGCAACTCGCTGGCGGTCAGCTTGGGCGCCATGGCCACACGCGCCACCACCTGCGCGCCATTGGTCATGGCGGGGTAGATGCAGAGCGATGCCAGGTCTTCGGAAAAGCTGAATTTTTCGCTGCTGGGTTGCAGCGATTTGGCCAAGCCAGTGTCGGCCTACAGGACGGGCACCTTTGCGCCGTCCACCGTTACCCACTCGATAGCCAAGATGCGAGCGTTAGTCGAGTCTGGTTCGATCTCCACAACGTGCGGGTCGAATGCAGTCACGGGTTCAAGGTTGCGCGCCCAGCACTTGGTGCGCTTGCAGAATTCGATGGCCGCCAGGCGCACATGGTGCACCATCGTCGGCAGCGGGCAGCCCACGACATAAGGCAAGACAAACGGGCCAAAGTCTTCCCACTTCATGCCGCGTCTGCCTGCACCTGGTTGCTTTGCGCCAGGCTGATCTGACGACGCAGCTTGGCCTCATCCATGCGATCCATGGACGATTTTGGAATCCCGTGGCGGTGGCCCAGCTCGCGCAGGGCCGTCCCGTGCACCTTGAGCGGGTTGTTTCGCTCATGGCGGGGGTAGTCCTGCAAGCGTCCACCGCCTTCTACAGCGGTGGACATCCTGGGCGTGCGTCCACGGGCTGCCATTTACTTGCTCACGCAGGTCAGGGCGAGGGTGATTTTCTTGCCAGCGGTCGGGGCCGCGCCCAAGAACTTGATGCCCACGCCCACGGCCGATTCGGCAGGGGCAATCGCCATCAGGTTTTTGGTGGGATTGGCCGACGCACCTGCAGTGGCCACGGCCAGGGCTGCAAAAATCTCATTGCCCATCGTGCGGGTGTCGTCGGCCTTGCCGTACTTGCCCGACAACACGCCCACATCCAGCGTGCAGCCGGCACCCACCGCATCTTGGAAGACGGTGGCATCGGTAACGTAGCAGCCGTGCGGAATGGCGCAAGCCTCGGTAATGTCGTTGACAAGCACACCAGCGGGAACGGTGTAGTGGACCAGCACGACGGTTGGCTGGGCGCCAGTCACGGCGCCACGAACGGCGCCTGCGGCGGCTTCAAAAGTTTGACGGAAGGCCATGGTGTTTACTCCTGGTACTGTGTCTGTTGGAGATGGCTCCCTAAGCCTTTCGGCTCAGGGATGGCATCAGATGTCGCCGCCTGGTGCGCGGGTGAAACCGGTGTCAATGGCGATCATTGCGTGCGCCATGTCCTTGTAGTGCACACGGGTGGCGTCAAAGATGGCCTTCATGTGGATCACGCGCTCGTGGCCGCGGTCGTCGGAGTCTTCCTCCAGCTCCACGGTCAGGCCGTCTTTCAGGCCCTTCTTGCCCTGGGCAAACGCCACAGCGCCGGCGCCCATCACAAACGAACGGGCAGCCGTCACAGCGCCACCAGCACCGAAGCCGGTCAGGTAGGTGCCGCAAGGCGTTTCGTCCACCAGCATGTTGTCGTACATGCCGCCGCCTTCAACGAACGGACCAGCCTTGGCGCCCATGTTGCGCACCAATGCGTTTTGCCACGCCACCCAGCCGTTGTCGCCAATGTCGTTGCGCAGGTCGGCCATCACCTCGGGGGGCAGGCAGGCCACGAACACGCTCTTGCCGCCCACGTTGGCTTTTTCGATCTTGCTGGCGCCGTTGATGCCGCCATACATCTTCGACAACTTGTTGCGCGCCGACACCGTGAGGGTGGTCAGCGTCATCACGTTCGCATCGGTCAGCGCGCCAGCGGCGGTGTTACCGGCTGGGCCAATCATGCGGTGCTTTTCGTCGATGGGCAGCAGGGGCATTTCGATCTTCTTGAAATTGCCGTCTGCACCGCGCACGTTGGTCATGCACGAACCCACGCCCACGTCGCCCGCGATGTGGCAGTGCACGAATTGCTCCATGTACTCAGCCAGCCAGTCGGCCAGCACTTCGCGGCCAATGGCGCCCAGTTGTTGGCCGGTGCGCTGCTCGTCCATGATCGAGCCAACATTCACGCCTTCGCGGATCAGGCCAATCTTGATCTTGGTGTCGAACTGCGTGATGCGCTTTTCAGTGCCTTCCAGGCGCTCGGTGCCCACACGCGGTGCGCCCTGCAGCTTGGCGGTGATGAGCGTAGTGATCTCGTCACCCTGGCCCTTTTGCAGCTCAGTGCGCTTGACGATGACGGACTTGGAGCCCTCACCGCCCATCATGCGGCTGAAATACTGCTTGTTTGCAGCTTCCTTGCCGACGTAATAAGACCAGGCCTTGCGGGCGCCCGGATCGGTAGGGAGAACAGGAGTGGTTGACGCAGGCATTTGTACCTCCTATAGGTGGTGCCTTGCTCACTCCTGCGAGCTTGTTGCAGATCCCGTGCAACTCAGGTGAGGTCTATCTTGACCATTGGCGGCGCGACCACATTGAGCCGCGCCACACGTCCAGCTTTCGCCTCATGCGTAATCGTTATGCTTATTTTTTCGGAGTCAACGCAACCCGCATCACCGAGCAACAGCACAATCTTTCGCCCGATGCGCAAGTCCACCGTCATCTTTTTGTCTGCGACTGGTGTGGTCATGTGCATCAACCGCGCATCAGCTTCTTGAGATCCGCGTCGGACAGCGCGTCAAACGCCTTTTCGAGGTCGTCGCCCGCAAGTCGTCCCACCACTTCCGTCACCGACTTGGTGCCAGACGCTGCCGCCGTGGGCAGGCCTCCCAGCGTGATAGGCGGCTTGGGTGGTGTGCGGTCAGGCGCGGGCTGCGCAGCAGTCGAAGGTTTGGCCTGCGACACGCCCATGCGGGCCATCACCATGCGGTGCGCTTCGTCAGCGATCTGCGCAAAGTCCTTGCCCGCAGCGTCGGGCTCACTGGCCACCAGCCGCAGCGCCCGGTCAAATGTCTGCTGCGCGGCGGTGTCGCTGGCATAGTCAATCTCGGCCTGGGTGCGTGCCACCAGCGCATTGATAACCGTGGCTTGATAGCCTTCGGCGGACTGGCGGTTGACCTCGGCCAGTGTTTCAGCCCGCGCACGAGCGAGGGTGATGCCCTCCAACTCTTCGCTGATGCGGAACTCTTCGTCGGCGTATTTCTCCGCGTCGATCACCCCGTCCATGAGCTGCTTCATCGCTTCGGCCTTGGCTGCCAGCAACTCGGTGCGCTTGGCGGCCAGGTCGGCGGGCATGTCGGCACGGTAGGTTTGCGGCGCAGTGCTGGCCACCGGTTGCGCGTCCTGAGCGGCCGTCGGCGGCACATCGGCCACCTTGGGCGCGGCGGGCTGCTGGTCGTCGGCTTGCGCTGGCGCCACATCGGCTGCAACTTCGGCCACTGGCTCTGCGGGCGCGGCTTCCAGCGCTGCATCGTCGGGGGTGTCTGTCACGCGGTCGGCGTAGGGGTCAAGCCCTTGCGCCTCCATAGCGGCGATCTCGGCTGCAATCTGGTCTTCGGGGTCGGTGTAGGTTGTCATCTGCGGTCACTCCTGCGATGCGGTGGATTAAAAAAAGGGGTTAGGCGGCGGCCAGCTTGGAGCGCAGCTCGTAGCCCATGAGAGGCCACAGTTCCTGTTTCGCGTTGTCGATGGCCACCTTTTCACCGATCTCAGCGTTGTCATTTGCTGATGACACGCTGGCGGATGGGCGGCCCGTTACTGCGAAACCGTTGCGCGTGGTGAGCACTGCCCAGCGCAGCACCTGTCCACTCGGGCTGACGTGCTTCACGATTTCGGTGTGCACGATGTTGGCCTCAATGTCAGTAGGCGTCACACGCGGCGCGGTCAGGCCCTTGGCCTGGATTTCTTGCTCAATGGATTGGTCTGTGGTCAT